CTGCATTTCTAACAGCATCTGCAGTAAATACAAATTCATTTTTTGATAATCTAGCAGGAACATCATCTGCTCGCTCTTCTCCACCTAAATCTACAAAGCCACCAGTCTCTCTATAATCTTTTTCTTGACCACCCATGTCAATCATTTCTGATGCTTCTTCAGTTTCCATGATCCCACCTTCTTGTTTACCTTGTCTTCTATACATACGCATAGCTGCTTGTGGATTGTAGTTATATTCATCTTCGTCTTCACCCATAAGTCCACCATTAGCAGCCATAGCTACTTCTTGTGGTTGCTCCATGCCTTGACCTTCTTGTTGCTGTTGCATAATTGCTTGTACGAATTGTTCAAAAGTTAATGTGCCACCTTGGTTTTTATATTTTACAAATTCTGCCATCAGCATTTGTTCTATTTGTTCTTGTCCTGGCTCTCCGCCATTCATTAATCCTGCTCTTCCACCATCAGCTGCATAATAATTTCTATCTACAAATTGTTTGTTAGGCATAAAAGATAGTGTGCTTCCTGTTGGATTTCTATAATAATTTCTTGCTTGGTTTCTTATGTCGGCAATACTTGAAGGAATTTGTGTCCATGATTCTTCATCAACTTCTTCTTCATCATCTTTCATAAAGAAAGGTGCTGCCAATGCTGTTGCGCCTAAACCTGTAAATATTTTTTGACCGGTGGTCATTCCACCAAACATATCTTTAGCACCACCTAAAAGATTACTAAGAAAACCAGGATTTCTATGTACATTACCTTTAAACATAGCACCTTTCATAAAGTTACTACCCATTAAACCTTTAAATCCTGTACCGGGTATTCCAAAAGTTCCTATACCTAACAATGCAGCCTTACCTAGTGGGCTTTTAACAATCTTCTTAACACCACGGACTGCTTTCTTAACTAAGCTTCCTAATCCGTAGAGTTGTCTGGGTTCTTGCATTCTTGAAATTGCCATAATTTTACCTTAATCTCCTACTTTACTTTGTTTTACTAAGTAAATCAAGAGGTGGCATAATGACTTTTACGTCTTGTGCCATGTCCTCATTCTTATAACCTTTAGATTCCCAGTCTTTTCTGTCTTTAAAAAGCTCTCCAGTTTCCTTGTGTCTATAAGTTAATTGTACTTCTGCGTTTTTTATTTCCATTAGTCTGTTTTTTCCTTTTTAATATTGAGATAACTTACACCAAAAACTACGCCATCAGACACCGTTCCTGCTGTTGTATAGGATAATTTAGTGCCTCCCTCTAAGATTAAAGGTAAAGTTAATATTTCCACACTAGCTGCTGTTGATAATGTTTGGGTATGTACTATCTCAAATGCATTATTTTTTATGGTAACTGTTGGTGTATTAGATCCTGACTTATTAGTAACTCGTAATGATCTAACAATAACTGTTTCATTTACACCTGGTTCTAACATATCAACAGACTCAGCTGATGTAGTTGTTTTACCATAAAATTTATATTCGTTTACTACTGCCATTATGCATCTAAAAAGAAACTTTTAGCTTCTATCTCTTGTTTAACTTCATCTTGAAATGAAGAGTTTAATTTTGTTATTACACCATCAAGGTCCCTAATCAATGATTGTAGATTTTGTCTGCTATATTCTTCTTCTGCTCTAGTTAATGATTGTACGATCTTTGCCATTATAATATACTTGCTAGTCCCCCTAAATTTAAATAGACTCTTCCACCAGTTGCCATTCTATCATCCGGATCTCTTCCCTTACCTTTACTCGATGAACTTTGACTAGAACCACTCCACCCTGTATCTGTATGCGGATTAGCAGTGCCCCCAGAATAACTCTTATCAACAGCAGGATTAACTGTAGAGGATATGACATTTCCACTAGAATCTTTTACATCTTTTTCAGATGCAAGTTCATTTATCATTCTTTCTTCTTGATTTACTTTGTTTTGAACTTTAGCAATTTCTGCTCTTCTTCTAGCTTCGTTTTTTTGCTGTACTATTTCGTTTTGTTTTTGTTTTTTAATTTGTTGAGTTCTGAAATCAAATCTAGTTAAATTCATTTTGTTCATATTCATAAAGTCTGTCATTGCTGTATCATAATCCTCTTCCTCTATAACATTTCCCATAGCATCTACGAGAGCTCCTTGAACAGGGTCAAAAGTTAAACCTCGTTTCTCTGCACTTTGAGTTAAGTGTCCACTTAACTTATCCACATCGTCCCTTACCGCTTCAGCATAATTTCCAAATAAACTTTCAACATTTAATCCAAAAGGATCTTTGTTTAATCCAGAAGTGTTTTCACCAAATACTGTTGGACCTCTATACCCAGAGCTTTGTTTTATAAATGCTTGATCCAATGGAGATAATGATTCAAAGTTTTGAATACCAAATTTATTTAAAAAATTACCTAGTGTTGGTATTTTTCCCATCATAGCAGCAACTCCTTCTTTAGTGTTTTGAAAGCCTTCTTTTATTTTACCTGCTCTTGTAAGGCCTAAAGGAATATTTTGACCCGCTGCAAGATATTCTCCTGCGTCTACAGGATTAACGTCCTGTTGATAAGTCGGCATTCCAAAAAATGTATCCTGTATTCTTTGATTATAAGTTGCATCAACCAAAGGAGTAGGTTGTTTTCTCATATAATTCTCAGTAGTTATTCGATTAAAATCATCAAAATTTATATTGCCTGCTTGAAGAGCACCTCCTCCACCACCGCTATTAATAAATGCATTAGTTGCAGGTATTCCATATGATGTTGTTACTTCTTCTTCTTCTGTGCCAGAAGTAGGGGCTGTGTAGTTTAGAAGAAATCGATTTTGAGGTAAAAATTTATTGCCTGCATCATATCTTTCCTTATCAACACCTGTATAAAACGTAGACATTATCTTCTTCCTCCTGGATGTATATCTAATCTAAATGTACCTAGTTTCCAATCTTCATTGCTACCTGTGTTCGCTACTTTCATAGCAATAGATCTTGCTCTTAATCTTGTATCTTTTTTAGTAGTGGTTGAATCAACACTAAAGTTTGTCGTAGTACCCGTGCTGTTTGGATAATTTCTAGTTGTAAAACTAATTTGAGTGTTGCCCGTTTGTGAAATAAAATCTGGTATAAACCTACTAATTCTCATTATAAATTCTCCATCACCTCTAAGGTCAGGCATACCTACAATTTGTCCACCACCTCTAGCTGATTTTTGAGTAATGTCAAAATCACCAGAAGTAATAGTTCCAATTACTGCTGTAACGGCTCCGCCAGCATTAATTTGATCGGTCCCTGTTTCCTGTTTATAGTATACAGTACTTCCGTCTGTATTACCAGTTACATCAAACGAAGCGTCGTCTGAAGGATTATAATAAGTAGCATGTGGTTTAGCAAAAACAGCTGAATCTTGCCACGCTGCTCTAGGTAAAGTACCTGTTGTCCATATAGGTCTTTTAATTGTAGAGTCTAAATAGTTATAAGTAACTACTCTATTAATTGCATCCGAAGCAGCAGTACAATAAAACCAACTTATTTCTCCAAACAAATTATTTAATCCACAGTTTACAAGATCTCTAGAAGTAGAGTTTAGATCATCATAAACATGGTCTTCTACTAAACAAGGTAGAGATTTTAATTGA